ATTAGTGCTAATACCAGCTATAATCCTACCTTCTATGATGATGAAAAGATTCCAATGAGTACTATGCTTAAACATCTTATTATGTGTTACAAGTATGGACTCAAGCAGTTATACTACTTCAACACCTACGATGGTGCAGGTGATGATGATGGAGAAAAAGAGCAGCTTCTTATTAAACTACCCGATGTAGTAGAGGAAGAAGATTGCGAGAGTTGTGTTATATGACGAGAGGAAGTTGATAAATAAACAGAAGGAGAAATCTAATGTTTGTTTATCTATGGACCAATAAAGTAAATGGAAAGAAGTATATAGGAAGATGTGCTGGGGACGAAGAAGGGCCGTATAAAGGATCTGGAAAATATTTTCGTAGAGCATACAACAAATGGGGAGAAGAAAACTTTAGTAGAGAGATTTTAAAATACTGTTCAAGTATTGAAGAGTGTAAGGAAGTAGAGCAATATTATTTAGATATGTATGACGCATCTAATAATCCAAACTTCTATAACATTTCTCCAAGTAGCCATGGAGGTCATCACGGTGCTGATTATACCGGAGAAAAGAATCCAATGTACGGTAGAAAACATCCAAATCATGTACCACATTTAGGTAAGGATAATGGAATGTATGGAGTAAGAAGATACGGTTCAGAAAATCCTAACGCAAAGGCAGTGACTGTGATAGATCCTGACGGGAATGTCCACAAAGCTGACAGTTTAAGAGAAGTCTGCTTAAAGTTATTTGAAACAGATGAGCATTATAGTAAAATGAAACATCTTGTAAAGAAATGTAAAGAAGGAAAAAAGTTGCGTAGTGATTCGCAGTTTTACAAATGGAGAGCATATTATGACTAGTGTCTTTGGAACTGATAGTAAAGATCACAAAAAACGCAAAGCCTTTTTGGATGGTGATGTTGGTATTCAGAGATACGATGATATTAAATATCGTGCCTTTGATAAACTTACAGAAAAGCAGCTAGGATTTTTTTGGTTACCTAACGAAGTAGACATCCTACGTGATGCTAAGGACTTTAAAGAACTTACAGACCACGAAAAGCATATCTTTACTAGCAACCTCAAGCGTCAAATCCTGTTAGATAGTGTACAAGGCCGTAGCCCTAACCTAGCCTTTCTCCCACTAGTGAGTTTACCAGAACTAGAGACTTGGATTGAAACTTGGGCATTCAGTGAAACTATTCATAGTCGTAGTTACACACATATCATTCGTAATGTATATGCTGACCCGAGCAAAGTGTTCGATGAGATGTTAGACATTCAGGAGATTGTCGACTGTGCAGATGATATTACCAAGCACTATGATGATCTAGTGCGTATGGCTGGGTGGTATAATTTACTGGGTGTAGGTAAGCATCTTGTAGTAAGCGGTAAGGAACACGATACCTCAAAAGTAAATGGTAACTTCAGCAACGTTGCAACAGAGATCAATGTAGATTTATACGAGCTAAAGAAGAAGCTATGGCTTACACTGATGAGTGTAAACATTCTCGAAGGTGTTCGCTTCTATGTGAGTTTTGCATGCAGTTGGGCATTTGCAGAACTTAAGAAGATGGAAGGCAATGCTAAGATTATTAAGTTTATTGCTCGTGATGAGAATGTACACTTGGGAAGTACACAACAGTTACTAAAACTACTACCCAAAGAGGACAAGGACTTTGCAAAGATTGCAGAAGAAACACTAGACGAATGTGTGCAGATGTTTGTAAGTGCAGTTGAGCAGGAAAAACGTTGGGCAGAGTTCTTATTCAAAGACGGTAGTATGATTGGTCTCAACGCACAACTGCTCAGTCAGTATATTGAATGGATCGCTAACAAGCGCATGATTGCTATTGGTATGCGTACTCCATTTAATGTACCACAGGCCAGCCCACTGCCCTGGACACAAAAATGGATTAGCGGCGCTGAAGTACAAGTAGCACCACAAGAAACGGAAATCTCAAGCTACATTATTGGTGGCACCAAACAAGACGTAGAAGAGGATACGTTCAGTGGACTCAGCCTCTAAACAAATAGAGGAATAGATGAGTTATTGTTTTGTAAATTTAAAGAAAACCAATTATAAAATTGATTTGAACTATGAATTTTTGGACAATCCAGATGTAGACCTTGAAGAAGGTATACAGCAGGATTACTTTCCAGACCGTAAATAAGCTATTGTACAAAAGGAGTTGATAAATTGTTAACAGTATATACAAAAAACTTTTGCCCTTACTGCGACCGCGCCAAGGCATATTTAAAAAGATATGACATAACTTTCCAAGAACTAAACATTGAGGAAGATAGTGAAGCAAGAGAGTTCCTCGTACTCCGTGGACATAAGACAGTACCACAAATCTATCAGCATGGCGCATTGTTTGTGGAAGGTGGCTGTGATGGTCTCACTAAACTGAGCGCACCAGAAATTCGTGAACGCATGGGAGACCTAGGCCTAGATGACCTCACGCTATGAAATACAAATCATGCTCAAGCGTGGCATTTTGGACAATGCTGGAAAGGCTACCACACGTGCCTTACAAAATTTAGGATTTACTAGTGTTGAAGATGTGCGTATTGGCAGGAGCATTTATATTACTACAGAGCAGGATCCAGAACTGATTGCTAAAAGTTTAGTAAATGAAGTCATGGAAGATTATATTATAATAGCACATAATACTGCTGATAAATAACAGCATGGGAAGACCAGTAGTAAGAATAGGTGATATTAACAGTGCAGGCGGCGTTGCAGTACAGGGTCACATGAATGTAACTGTTAATGGTCGACCAGCAGCAAGACAAGGCAGTAGAGTAACACCTCATCCTTGTTGCGGTGCTCCTGGTTGTGACATACATTGTGCTGCTACAGCAGCATTTCCTGGTAGTTTTAGTGTTACTATGAACGGCATCCCAGTTTTAAGGATAGGCGATATTGATACTTGCGGCCATCCTAGAGCTACAGGTGCTTTTGATTGTACGATAGGATAGATTAAATGGCTTGTGTAAGCGCAGTGTTAAGTGTTACTGGGTTATCAGCAGTTGCTGGTATGATGAGCGGTGCCGGTCTGGTCAGTGCCGTTCCAGGACTTAGTAATGTGATGTCAACCGCCGGCGGCGGAATATTAAGTAGCGTATCAGGAGCATTGGGATCTGTTGCTGGTAGCGTTATACCTGGATCCACTGGAGTTGGTGATATGGTCAGTATTGCCGCCGGACTTGGCATAACCAATCCATTGGGCGGTGCCGTTAGTGCATTAAGTAATCTTAGTGGTGCTGCTCCCAGCTTGGCTGGTATCGGTAGCGCCGCACTTGGCGGCGCCTTAAATGGTTCAGTAGGATCTAGTTTTGTTAGCTCGCTGGGTAGTGGTAGTTTTCTAAGTGCTATGGGAAGTCATACTGGCAATTTATTTGGCAGTGGGCCACTACAAATGGCACAAACTTTTGGCGCTGCAGATGCTTTTAGTGGAATAAGTAGCAGTCTTGCTGGGTCCATTGTGGACGCCGGCAGTTTGAATTTTGGCGCCAGTATCAGCAGCTTAACACAGACATTTCCACTTAGTGGCAATTTTGGCAACTACCTAGGAGGTGCCTTTCCTAATAATCTATCTATGGTAACAAATGGATTGGGTAGCCTAACTGGATCTGTAGGTAGTTTGCCATCATTGGGCATGGACTTAGGAAATCTAGGCAGTGCTTTCAACTTGGGGGATATTGCTAACTTTGGTAATCCTGGGCAGGTCGTAGGTAAGCTCTTGTCCACTGGAGGAGCAGGCATTACTGGTATAGGTGATGCTCTTGCTACTGTGGGCATTGATGCTAATATGATTCCAAACTTATCTAGTAGTGACTTTAATGAGGCAATGACTGAAGCATTAGGCATGGTAACTGATCCAGGACAGATTGCCTATGCCCAGCGACTATTGGGCAGTAATGTACCGGGTATGACTAGCCTCGCTGATTTTGCAAACTTTGAACAAATCATGGCGAACAGTTTTGATGATATTCCTTATGATAATTTTGATCAATTTAGAGAACAATTACAAAGCGTAAATCTTGGTAGTTTAAGTACACCGGGTCAACTGGGAAACTTGGTTACTAATCTAAGTTTACCTGATCTTAATATTATTAGTGATACAGATTTTCCCATTGCTCCTGGAGCACTAACAGAGCTTACAAATACATATCTGGGCGGCAGTGGTCATCATGGTGCTATCACTACCGGGGATCTAATGGGCACAGTAGGCGGCGTAGGTTTAGGCAATCCTAAAACCAGAACAGGAAATGCTTATGATTATGCTAATACAATGGATTATTTAGATAGTCAGGGAAAATTAACAGATATTAAAGCAAGATACAGTGAATTAGTAACAGCAGTTACAACACCTGATTATTTAGATACTCTAGATTATGCTACTGCATCTGTAGTAACTGATCCATACACCATGACCTCTTATGCAACTCTCGACAATTTTGCTGAAGAAAAAATGGTACAAATAGATAGTGCTTTGACAGCTCTTGCTAGTGACTCTAGTGTAAGTGGCGCTTTAGGAACTTTACAGAGCTCCTGGACAAATATGCAAAAGAAAGTCTACGACGAAAAAGAGTTTGCTAGCAGAACTGATCTACAATTAGAACTTAGAAATAATAGCAAGGACAATGCCTATTATTTCGGAAGTGCGTTAGAAGATCGTGTTAAAAGCGTAGATAAAACGAGTATCATTGAAGGAATGTTTGATAGTGCAGTAGTATTCAACAATGACGGATATGGTGAATATTGGGATGCTTATACCCAAGAGAGAAAAAACCAACAGCTTATGTCCGAGTACGGCATTAAATGGCGTGCTGAGTATCAGGAAGAAATTTAATATACGTATATAAATAACCTTGACATTTTTATAATGTTGTAATACAATTACAATGTAGGACGTAAGAAATGTCCTGCATTTTTTTTTCCTAAGGAGATACACATATGTCATGGGGCTACCATTTAACACTAGACTGCCGCGCATGCGATAAGTCTAAAATCACCAGTGCAGAAAATATTAGTGCCTTTGCTAAAGAATTAGTAAAGCGGATTGATATGGTTGCGTATGGTGAACCTCAGGTAGTACACTTTGGCAAGGAAGACAAGACTGGTTACACTCTTGTCCAACTGATTGAGACTTCAAATATTTGCGGTCACTTCTGCGATGACACTGGCGATTGTTATATCGACGTGTTTAGTTGTAAGCCCTATGATAACGCTGAGGTTGTTCGCACAGTTGAGGAATTCTTTGCACCAAGTGGTGTACGTGTCAATTATTTGACTAGAGATGCAAACTAGGTTGACATTTCCTAGCATTTGTAGTTAAATAGTATTGTAACGTTGAAGCCAAGCAAAAGGCGAACAAGACCCGGGTGCGAATCCCGGCGCCTCCACCATAAACACATGAGGATATAATGAATTGGGATTGGCATTGGATTAGTTGGTTTAAAGGAACTCCTTTTCAATGGGGCGAATTTAAATTAAATAGTGGAAATCCTTATAAAAGTTATAGATTTGGGCCATTACTTATTCGTGTGTTTCTGAGGGGGGCGAACTAGGTATCGATTGGCGTTGTATAGCGAAGTGGAGTTACCGGTAGGCGAGACCGTAAATCAGCAAAAAACAATAAATGCTAACGATAATGTAGCATCTGAGGATTTTGCTCTAGCAGCATAATCTCATGGGGTGGGCAACCTACCTAGCAACAGAAATGGTTGCATTTTTTTTCGCTAAAAATAAATAATTGCGGAGTAAGAAAGTAGACACAGTCAATGAAAAAAGTTATAATGTTGATGTTGTTATTAACAATACCTCCAGGCTGTGCTAGCATTACTGCCGTAGAATTAATTGGGACTATAGGAAGCTGGGCAGCAGACGGTATAGTTGAAGCAGAAACAGGAAAAGGTATTGCTGACAAGGTTGTTAGTGATATTATAGGCAAAGATTGCACACTTAAAAATGTTTTCAAAGATAACGAAAACGTATGCAAAGAACTTTTAGAAAAGGAAAATCAAACTAATGGCAAAAGGCAAGAAGAGCAGCGGTAAGCACTATACTTCAAAAGGCGAGCATAACAATGTGTCACGTTGGTTAAAGAAGGCATGCCGTAAAGACTACGTTGAGAACCGTTCAGTCGAACGTGTGAATAATCAAATGACAGCCTTTCTTAAAGGTAAGCGTGTAATGCTTACTATTGAAAACCCTAATAAGAATGAAACTAACAAAAAGTTTATTCGTGTGCCTGCTAATGAAGTTTGGAAGTCTGGTCGTTACAGTATGAAGAGTAACGGTTAATGGCAAAGAAGAATAATCGTAACGATAAAGTATGGATGATTCCAGAGGATGAACAGCGTAACAGTGCTACGTTTCATTTCGTCCATCCAAAGACAGTAAGCCAGCTACGTGAAGGCAAGAAGTTGCGTATGCGTAAGTATCATCCAGGTCGTCGCGAACATGTTTGGTTTGTTGAATCAAGGATGCCTCCACACAGTAAGTAATAAATAGTCTGTCCTAAAGGAGGATCGACTATGGCATCAAGAAAAGCAACCGGTGGTAACACTAAACTTACACTCAACAGACAGGGTACAAAAAAGCGTACAAGCATTGGACAGAGTAATATGTCCAAGCCTAAAAACAAACGATTACGTGCAAGTTTCAAAAAGTATCGCGGACAAGGCAGAACTCGGTAATCGATAAATACTCCTGGAAGAGGAGTATCGATTATGTACGAATATCGAGTAAATGTCGTCAAAGTTGTGGATGGAGACACTGTAGATGTTGACATCGACCTAGGCTTTGGCGTATGGCTTAAAGACGAACGTGTCCGTATTATGGGCATTGACACACCAGAATCTCGCACAAGTGATAAGGTAGAAAAGAAGTTTGGACTTGCTGCAAAAGCTAGATTGAAATCCTTATTAGGGAAACAAGCAATCCTAAAAACACAAGTAAACAAAGATGGCGAGGATATGAAAGGCAAGTTTGGTCGTATCCTCGGTGACTTTGTTAGTGAAGATGGTCGCATGGTTACAGAAGTTATGATTGCTGAAGGACATTGTGTACCTTACTTTGGTGGCAGTAAAGAAGATGTTCAAGCTCATCATATGCGTAATAGAGAACGCCTGATTGCTGAAGGAATCGTTAAACCGTAACGGTTGACAAGTCTCAAATACAAGTTAATATAGTATATCGTTAACAAGCATGGAGGTTCTAATGGGACCTAGAGCTGGACTTTTGATTATTGGGTTTATTGCAGGTGTAGTATCGTATTACTACGGTGCCGAGCCAAAAACTGAAATAGAGTTTGTTACAGTAGAACGAGTAGTTGAAAAACTTGTACCTATAGACAAGGTTGTGGAAGTAGAAGTACCCACTGTAGTTGAAAAGGTAGTAATCAAAGAAGTTCCTACTACCAAAACACGTATTGTATATCTACCAAAACAGCCCACTAATGTTAGAGTAGATAAAGAAGAGCAATACTGTATGGCACTTAACATGTATCGCGAAGCAAGCAACCAAAGTGTAGCAGGTATGATTGCTGTAGGTCGTGTTGTTATGAATCGTGTTAAGGATAGGCGCTATCCTGGTAGCCCTTGTGAAGTTATCTACGAAGGCCCACACACTGAGAGTTGGAAAACTCGTGGTAAGGATGTGGACGATAGTAAAAGAGAATATTATCCTATTCGCCACAAATGCCAGTTTAGTTGGTATTGTGACGGCAAGACAGATCCTCCTGCTAACAAGCAAAGTGTTAGTTGGAAACTTGCTGAAGATGTTGCCTATCAGATCCTAGCGTTTGACAAATGGAGCGGCATGGTAGAAGGTGCTACACATTACCATGCAGATTATGTCAGTCCTCATTGGCGTAAAAGTATGCGTCTAATAACTAAGATCGACGACCATATCTTTTACAGAGAGAACTAGTGTTTAATACTGATAGTCTAGATCAAGCACAAAAGGATTTTGCAGAGAATAGATTCTGCATTATAGACAATGTGCTCCAAGACGAGTACATAACTGAAATCTATGATGCTGTTAAGAAGATCGACTATGGACGTTGGGGATGCATACACACTAGCCACCAAAAGATATCACCTGAAAAACTTGCTAATATAGATGAAGCGGCTCTGCGTGATGAATACAAACAAAGCGGACAAGGTACTTTTGGCTACTGGCACATGGCTAAATGGATTCTTAAAGAAGAGGATTGTGTTTTTATAGACCATCCACTAACCACAGAGTTTACAAGAGTTTGTGTAGAAGATTACCAGTTAGGCAAGCCGGATACTAGTTTTATGGACCTAGCAGAGTATGTTAGTGGTTTTACTAATATGTACACACACCAACCTACCTATAGTGCCTACGACCATACGAGTTGGCTAAAGGCACATCATGATCCTAAACGCTGGCTGGCATATATATTCTACTTAAATGATACATGGGAAACGCATTGGGGCGGACAACTATGTATAATGAACGACGATGAGCACACTATTAAAACAAGTGTGGAGCCTTTTGGTAATCGCTTGCTATTAATGGATGTTAGTGCTACAATAAAAGATAGGATTAACAAGCACTTTATAAGTCCTGTCAGTTATGCGGCGGATCACCCTCGCTATACATTAACAGGTTGGTTCTATCCTAAGGATACTGATGGACCTAGCCCACTTGGAGAAACAAAATGAGCGATGATGAAAAGATTGTACATCTTAATGTAGTTAAGAATGACCAAACATTAGAAGAGCGTGGTCAACAAAGCGTTGTTGACGTATTGCAGGAAATGCTAGAGATGGCCCAGCAGGGCGTTATCACTGAGTTTGCTGCCTGTAGCATAGACAACGAGGGTAATTCTGTTATCCATGTTAGTAGCAAAGATTGGCTAGGAGCAGTAGGACTTTTTGAGACTGGCAAGCATATTTTTATAACACAGTTTGCTAGCGATAGAGAATAAAAAAGGGACCAAACGGTCCCTTTTTCCTTGACTAGTTGTAGTATTATCTGCGACCAGCCTGATAAGCGTCCTGCTCCAACTGACGTTGGATGTCTGCGTTCTTCTGTGCTACACCACGCTGACAAGCAGCATACGCTCCCTCATTAGTGCGGTACTGGGTGCAAGCATCAGCAGGAACTTGATACACAGGTGCCTGTTGATAAACGACCGTGGGAGCCTGTTGTTTCTGATCCATGCTCTGACCAACTGCGCTGCCTGTCATAGCACCAATTAGAACACCAGCACCAGTAGCAACCAACTTACCAGTTCCACCGCCAATCTTACTACCCAGTAAACCGCCGGCGCCGGCGCCAATCAGCGCACCTTTATCCTGGTTGGTAGCCAAGCAGCCTGAAAGGCCTACTGCGCATACCGCAATTACAAAAATATTCCCGGACTTCATAACATTCTCCTTATAAGCCTATTTAGTCTGTACAAGGTACTCCACAGCACCCTTTACTCTGTTGGGAAAATCACGTCGTAGCAGAGTGCCTGCTTTTAGATCTTCCGGTGTGATTAGATCCTTGTGCCAGTGATCTATATCATTCCAACATTCTAGCATACGTTTAGCTAGTGCGTCAAATAGTCCATCGCTAAGTATGGGCGAATCCTCTTCGTAGTATGCGTAGGCCGCCATAAGATACCAGGGAACCATCATGTTAGGGTTCTCTATAGCATCTATACACTCTTGGTCATGTAAGGACATCAGGCAACCTTATATTCAGGAACGTCTTCACAGGTAAATGTTTCAGCAACTGCCTTAACGTGTTTACAACTGCCGTGAAAACCAAAGCCTGGGCAAGAGCAGTCGAATCCCTCAGGATGTAGCTCTATGTCGTAAGTATTGCCCTTGCTACCTGAGACTGGCCAGACAATGCCAACCATAAAGTGCTTGGCAGTGTTCATACCAGCTGGCTTGAAATAGCGAGGTTTGTACTTGGCCATTGTCTGCTCCAAAATCCTTATACATACATATTAGCACATACAGGGCATATGTCAGCCGTTTCTGAGCAAAAAAGTGATATTTTTTTCTTGTTAGATTTCAAACATTTAGCAAACTATCAAAAACCGTATAAATCTGCGATTTATTTTTTTATCAGAAACGGTTGATTTTAGACTAAGGTATGCTATTATATAATATAAGTTAAAGAGTTGAAGATGAGAATCACAATGCAAGTAGGCGATAAGATTACGCTCAAAGGTAAGAGCAAACACGGTAAGAATCGTATCCAGCAGTTTGGTACAGAGTTCTGGGTCAGCGAGATTCGTGACAGTATCCAAACCACAAAGCATACTGGTGTACTAGGTCCTTTTGCGATGGTGTTCAGTCCAACTGGCGACCATCGTTGGATTGCTGTCAAAGATGACCCAGATTTTGACGTAATAGGGTAGCTATGCCAGCTGACTGCCGTGATATAGGGTCAAGGGAACGGCTCCCAAAAGTGTCACAGAGCGGGCAAAAATAGCCTTTACACTACAGAAAAAAGTTCACTTCGGTGGGCTTTTTTCATCTAAAATGGTTGACCATCTGCTAGGAAGTGCTATTATACATTATAAGTTGAAATTGAGGAGCAACGAAATGGCTTATATCAGTGCAGAAGACGTCAAGGCAGTCCGTAAAGAGCTTAAGGCTGCTTATCCCAAGTACAAGTTCAGCGTTCGCAAGGGCGCTGGTAGCTACAGCCTAGATGTTACGCTGGCGAAAGGTCCCCGGGATCTTAGCGATATTACTGCTACTGGACATAGTAATGTTAACGAGTACCACCTAGACCAAGTTGGTAAGCACGAGATTTTCTTTAAGCGTATCCTAGAGATCATGAAGACTGCACCTATTCAGGGCGAAGGTTTCCATGCTAACAAGGGTTGGTATGATAATTCGGATAGCATGACCGACTACTTTGATACGGCTTACTACCTAAACCTAAGCATTGGTAGCTGGAACAAGCCATACGAATTCGTTCGCTAAAACGGTTGACGCATAGTACAGATGTGTTATGTTTATATGTAGGAAATGAGGAGAACTGGAAATGATTGAAGTTGATATGGGCGGTTGTGTTGTTGAGGAACTTGCTGGATTGAAGCGAGTTGAACGCAGTGGCGACAAGATCAATCTTGTCTTTGAGGGCATGAACGGGCATGAGGTTTTTCTTACTGCAAGTGCAATGCGTGATGG